GTCCCCGCCCTTATTCTTCATCCTAGGCTGTTCCATCGGCATGCTAGGTTTCGCAACCCATACCTTGTTAATAGCTACTAAAGTATTAGTATAAGGATTATTAGTCTTTCTAGATAATAAAATTCGCTGGTTGATAAAGTTACCGAATTGTACCGACATCGCACCTGCATTCCACTCATTATTATTAGATGATTTCTCTACTGACATTTTACACGGTACTGAACCGATTGAATCCCAGAAAAAGCATAAATCATAAGGTAGATTACCTTTCTTCTGCTCATCTAATAAATCATTAATAAATGCAGCTACATCCTCGATAGTATTCATACTACTTCTATCGGTGTAAATAAAGAAACCTTTGTAGTCAATCACTTCGCCGGTTTCTACATCTACTACATCTTCTACCTGGAGTCCCATCATCTTGGCATGTTCCCAAGACCATTTCATCTCAGTAATAATGAATACTGGCAAGATTCCCATCTTCTGAGCATTAACTGCTGCCTCTAATAAAGCTGTTGTCTTGCCAGTATCTGAATGTCCTCTTAATAGGGTAACATGGCCTGTAGGAATACCTGGAACTGATACAGCTTCTCTAAAAGCATTGGATAGAGGTATCCAAGCTTGGTCTTTAAATTTAACACTAACACCTCCTAAGTTTTTACCTTTTTTAAATCTATCTAAGTCATGCTTTCCGTTTATCGCACTCGATACACTAGCATTCAAAGATACTTCTTTCGTTTTAGCCATAGTTTACTTTAAATTAAAATGGTAAGTCATCTTCTTCTGTTGGTACGTCTGCTTCTGATGTATCGCTAAATAGCTTATCAAATTCGTCGTCAACATTTTTCTTTGCTGAAATAGAGTATTTATTTCCACTTCCTGCTGCAACCATACTAGGTGCAGATTCTTTTACAATCGGTGCTGTAGTTGGAGTTTCTTCTACTTCATCAGATGGGTTTAACCATTGTAATAAAGCTTCCTTCATTTCCTCATAAGGATACTTTTTAAAGATAGTTAACGGCTCAGGCTGAGTCTGTAACCATTCTTTTACTTCACTAGCATCTGTAGATAAAGGAGTAATTTTGGTACGTACACGAACTGAAGTTTTATTGTAAGCACGACCTGATTGATCCGGACCAACAGTATCAACTGTTAAATCACGACCTTCAATCGGATCAGTGAAATCACCTACATCTTCGTCTTCTAGAATAGCTAGAAGTTCCATGTATACCTCCTTTCCGAACTCCCATAAGCGAACACCTTTGTCTTCTTCGCCTCGAACCACAACAGGAGCGAATACTCGCATCTTAGGTTGTAATTTCTTAGCTAGTTGCCAGTTCTCTTTATCATTACTTTTGCTAATTTGAGCAGCAAATTCAACGATAGGATCTTTTTCTTCGAAGTTAACCAAAGAAATCATTGTACGAGAGCCGATGCCGTAGTGAAAAAATACCTCTTTAAAAGGCCATGATTTGTTGTAGGCTGATGGAACCATACGAACGGAATGTTTACCGATAGCTGGTTTCCAGAGGATAGTAGAAAAGTCTTTCTTACCTCCGCCTTGTTTTTGCTGCAATGATGCGAGCTTGTTTTTGATTAGATTTAAATCCATTTGCGTAACTTTTGATTAATAGTAATTCTTAAATATAGTAAATTAAACTATAAGTTCCAACTACTTTTAAAAAAAAATTAAACTGATACGATTTTGTTGATTTTGGTCTCTAACTTTCTTAAGTCTGTACCTTGAGTTAAAAGAACTGTGTTCTTAAAATCAGGCCATTCTATCTTGTAGTTAGAATCTACAACCCCGCCGTTTAATTCTTTAATTAAAAGATTAAGAGCATTTATAGTATAAAGAGTATTCGTTTCTTTTTTACGATGAAGTAATATCGTATTTGGAATGATTTTTGAATTCGAGTTATTCGGATCAATATTATAAGTACATAATAGCTCGTCGCTATCCTTAGCCTCTAAAATAAAAATCTTATTATAAAGGATAGAATAATGAGATTTGATGTTCTTAAGAGTGTCTTCTAATCCTTCTTCTGAAGTAAAAGTGCAGAATAACTTATTCATTATATCATGAAACGTGTACGTTGTATCCATTATAAATAGTTTGTTTTTACTAAAGAATCGTAATTCTTTCCGTATTTAGTTTTTGATGTTAAATTAAAATCGTTAATAATATTCTTTATCCCTAGTAGTATATCCTTCTTATCCTCAGTTGAAAAGTCTATTAAAAACGAATCATACACGATTAATGATATAAAGCTCTTTTTATTTTCTAGTAGTTTATTTATTTCTTTTAATATAAGAACATTACTTTTGGTTTCCAAATTTTGTATAACATAATTAAATAATTTCTGAGGATTTAAATTCTCATTTTTATCTGTATGTAATATTCTTCCGGTAGGTAATTTAATATTACCTTCTAATTTGAATAGATTCCATAAGCTCCATATATACTCTTTAATCTTTTGAAAGAATTCTATATGCTCGTATTCTTTATCTATTCCTCCGTAAATCTGCTTAAACGTAATAGTTTTAGATTGCTGGTATTCTTCTTCGGTTATTTCCTCTTTATCAAAGTATAATCTACCTAATATAGTATGTATTGATTCTTTATTATCTAAATGATAACCAATTAAATCGGCAATTAACCTTAGGTGATATCCATCAAAGTCAAACTCTATAAACATATCGTTTAACGGGTAGAAGCTCTCTCTACATTTATTATCTTTTTTTAGAGCTAAAAAGTTAATTCCGTTAAATGAATTAGTAGGTCGGTTGGTTAGATTATAAAGATTATAAAAGGTATGTATAATATTATCTTTTATAGAATAAGGTTTCCAGTTTAATTCAAAGTGTTTATCTAAAGTTTTTTCATCTATTAGAATACCTTTCTCTTCTACTTTTTTATATTCTGATATAAGATCATCGTAAATATTATCATTGCATTCTTTACCTATATAATTTTTTATTGATTCATATAAGCATTCGCATTTTTCATAATGCTTTGAAATAGGAATAATTTTATTAATATTAGGATCGTGATAATATTTTCTATAATAATCCCTATGAACTAAAGTATCACAGTCCATATCAGGTATAACATTTTCCTGGTCTAAAATAGTAAAATTAATATCAACAAGATTCTCTGAAGGAATAAAATAGGAATGTAATTTTTTATCCAGGCAGTATATTTTATCGTGTTTTGATAAAAACTCTACTATATCTTCTTTTTGGAGAGAAAACGCTTCACTATGGTCCAGGGGTAGAATATAACCTTTATTACTGCTTCTATAATATAATAAAGAGACATCATTATTAATAGGATGATAATTACTGTTATAAAGTATAATCTGAATAAAAGGGTTCCCATTAGTTCGTAGTTGTAATAATTGTTCTTTTGTTTCTACTATATAAAACATATAACCTTAATTTGTACATAATATATAAAATTATTTTCATATAAACAACTTTATGCAGTTGGTCTTGCAAATTTATCATACTTATCTCCGATAAATTCTATTAGACCTCTAAATGCCTTATCCTTACTTTCTATTAATCTTTTATTAGTATCTATGATTCCGGCTATTTTATACTGTTTATCTTTTCTATCATCTCTTAAAGGTCCGGATATCTGCCAGAATACATCTATGGCCTGATATCTGACATAATCATATACTTTATCCTGTTTGGTAAGAGATAAATATGTCTCTTTATTTATTTCAATAACATATCCTATATCGTTTCTTTTTTTAGCAAAATATCTCATTATGTATCCTTTCTGATAGTCATTAGTAGTTGGTTTAGGATAAAATTGAGTAGGTACTTCGTAGAAATTAACATTAGCTAAATTAGGATTATTAATATAATCTTTAGTATTACTGTTATATAATATACCTGATGTTTGAGTTACTTTAGTAGGTGAAAAATTATCAGGTGAAGATAGAATTGGTAATAATTCTTGAGAAGAACCGTTAATTGGATTTTTTCCAGAATATATTTTACCACTATATGTTTTATAATATGCTCCTATATATTGTTTTCCATTTATACTAAATTCTCCCCCCTTAGTATATAAATTTGTTATAATTTTACTTTTTGGAAAATACTTGATCATAATTATGCATTAAATTTTAAACCATCAGGAAGTTTAGTATTAAATCTCTTAGCACAGTATACTCTAAAATCACCTTTCGTAAGAGGATCGCCAGGTTTTTTACCTGCTGCTTTTGCAATACCTCCATTCTGTCTTGATATTGTTTCAGCAGACACTTTAGATGTTTTAGCAATAGCACTATCTGGTAGGCCGGCGAATGCAGGGAAAAATACTAGTAAATATAATCCAAAGAATGAACCTTTTTCTTGTTGAGTTAATCTTCTAACTGGAGCGTTGCTGAAGTATTCGTCTGCCATTTCTAACTGTTGTAATGGGGATAAGGTTAATATTTGTTCTAAATTAGTTACTCCAAATTTTCTAGTAGATCTATAATCTAATACTCCAGAAGCTTTAGTCCACTGCATTAAACCTGCAGCTATTAATCTTCCTTCTTGTCTATTTGCAGCTGTGGTTGTAATACCAGATTCAGCATAAAAACATTTTAATACATCTTCTGGATTAAATCCATATTTTTTAGCTAATTTAGCAACTCCATCTAAAAATTCTTGATTTTTTAATAAAGCATTTTGCCCGATTGGAACTGGTGGGCCTGGATCTACGTATACAAAATTACCTTTTGGTGGAGCTCCACCAGCACCTATTTCAGCAGTTCCTAATTCCGAACTTAATACTCTTGCAGGATCAGGGAGATTAATCATCTGACCCTTTATGTTTGTAGTCCATTGGTTACCTTCTATGCTATGATCTAACCCCATTATTGCAAAACCTACTTTAGAACGACCATTAGTAAGATACTGCATAGGTAATAAATCAGTAGGAATAATAAATCCTTCTAATAATGACATCCCGCTTATTCCATCCATAGTAACATTTAGTTCTAGAGGTAATACAGGTTTTATAGATGTTGATGGTAGATTTGCTTTTAATTTATTAGCTACAGTGCAATAATAATTTTTAGCTATTTGCGCGTTAGATATATTATTTTCTTGCCTATTATAAACAGCAACTAAATGATCGTTAAATATTGATGCTGAACTTTCATCAGCTGGTGATACTGAACCGCTAGTTACAGGGTTAGCAGCTACTTCTTTAACTCTCATTAATCTATCCAATAATCTAGAATTAATATTTCCTAAAGAAGAA